CATTTTTATATTTATAGTAAAGAGATAAGTAAACAAATTACGCAACTATAAAAAAAGAGATATGTATAAAGATAAAGATAAAGAGAGATTCTTAGAGATACTAGCTAAACAGGCAGGTAATGTTAGTAGAGCATGTAAGGCTATGAAAGTAAATAGGCGTACCTATTACAACTGGATGGAGGTAGATGAGGCTTTTAGATTTGTAGTAGATGAGATCCAGGAGAGCCTGATAGATGATGCAGAGAGCCAATTACAGAAACTAATAGGAGAGGGTAATCCTATATCTATATTATTCTTTTTAAAGACTAAGGCTAAGAGTAGAGGATATGTAGAGAGGCAGGAGCAGGATATTACCAGTAAAGGAGAGAAGATAAGTATAAACATAAATCTAGATGAGTAGTATGTACGCTATCTTATTCTTAATACTTTGCTTAATAATCAGTAAGAGATATGATAGATATTAATCCAGATTTAACTACAAAACAAAAGAGAGCTTTTAAGTATCTGATAGATGATACTACTACAGAGGTATTGTACGGTGGTGCAGCTGGAGGAGGTAAGAGTTACTTACTATGCTGCTACTCTATTATAACCTGCTTACAATATCCAGGTGTAAGAGGATTGATAGGTAGGAGTAAGCTAGACGCTCTTAAGAAAACTACTCTTAATACTTTCTTTGATGTGTGCTCTCAGTGGGATATAAAGGCTGGGGAGCATTACACTTATAACGCTCAGAGTAATATAATAACATTTTATAATGGTAGCCAGATAATCTTAAAGGATTTATTCTTATATCCATCAGATGCTAACTTTGATAGTTTAGGAAGTTTAGAGCTTACCTTTGCCTGCATAGATGAGGCTAATCAGATTACTGAGAAAGCTAAAAATATATTAAGTAGTAGATTAAGATACAAGCTAGATGAGTACGGCTTAATACCTAAGTTATATATGAGTTGTAATCCTGCTAAAGGCTGGGTATATAATATCTATAAAGAGGATAGAGATAATACTCTACCTAATCATAAGAAGTTTATCCAGGCTCTAGTATCAGATAATAAACATATCTCTAAACACTATGAGCAGCAACTAATGAAACTAGATGAGATCAGTAAAGCTAGATTACTTAGAGGAGATTGGGAGTATGATGATAGTAAAGATACCTTAGTAGATTATGATGCTATTATAAATATGTTTAGTAATATAGTAGATACTGGAGAGAAGTATATCACTGCAGATATAGCACGATTTGGTAAAGATAAAACAGTTATATATTTTTGGAACGGATTACAAGTATCTAATATATATACTATGGATATGAGTAGTATGCTAGATGTAGCTAATAAGATTAAAGAGATACAGCAAAGAGAGGGAGTAAGACTTAGTAATATCTGTATAGATTCTGATGGAGTAGGAGGAGGAGCAGCTGATTTAATAAGAGGGTGTAAGAATTTCTATAATGGTAGTAAGCCAGTGAGAGGAGAGAACTATCAGAACTTAAAAACTCAGTGTTATTATAAGTTAGCTGATATGATAAACAAAGGCCAGATAGGTATATCTAGTAATGATATTAGATTTAAAGAGTTGCTGATCCAGGAGCTAGAGATGGTAAAGAGGACTGGAATTGATAAGGATAGTAAACTGAGTATATTGAGTAAAGATAAAGTAAAAGATTTAATAGGCCGTTCTCCAGATTACTCTGATGCTTTAATGATGAGATGTTATTATGAGCTAGGATTAAATACTGGTAAATACTCAGTAAGATAATATACCGATAATAAATAATTTATATTTATAATATATGAGAGGATTAGAGTTTATAATAGATAATGAGGTTAAGAAGTACGAATTACCTACTAGCTGGGATGAGGTAAGTATATCTCAGTATTCTAGGCTAATGAAAGTATTAGAGAATGATACTATAAACGAAGTAGAGATGATGATAAGAACGCTAGAGGCCTTATTAGATATAGATGCTAAATTATTAGTTAAAGTCCCTCTAAAGTACTTAAAGGAGGTATATGTAGAATTAGAGCCTCTTACTAAAGAGCTACCATCTAATCATCTTAAAAAGGTAATAGAGATAGATAATATAGAGTATGGTATAATACCTGATTTTGATGACTTAACTTTAGGAGAGTTTGCTGATCTGGATAATTACTTACAAGATGCGTATGCTAATTTAGATAGAATATTTGCTGTACTATATAGGCCAGTAACTAAGAGGATAGGAGATAAGTATTTAATAGAGGATTATACCTTAAAAGATATAGCAGATAGGAGAGAGATATTTGCTGATAAGATGAGTATAGATACTGTAATAGGTGCTCTAGTTTTTTTTTGCAATATAGGGAGAAAATTTATAGAGAGTACGCTATCATCTTTGGAGATGGAGAATCAGAAACAGAAGAGGGTAGCATAGGTACTACTATAGCTGATAAGTACGGCTGGTATATAATGATACATAAGGTAGCAGATGGAGATTTTTTAAAGATAGATAAGGTTACTAAAGCACCGATCACAGCAGCTTTAAACTGGATGAGTTATACTAAAGAGATAGAATTAGAGCAGCAAAGAAATAATAAAAGTTAAAAGAAAATGATAGATAAAACATATAATAATGTAATAGATGCTTTAAGCTGTGTAGCTTATTCTCAGGGATTGGTAAAGAGTGTAAGTACTGGTAATGTAGATGATATAGATACCTCAGGAGGAGTAGATGGTAATAGTACTTTATATCCCTTAGTACACATAGTACCTCAGGGAGTTACTGCAGGTAGTGCTACTCTTACTTTTAATTTTAATGTATTAGCTATGGATCTAGTACAGCCAGATAATAGTAATGAGCAAGATGTATTGAATGATACTTTAAGTATAATTACATCTATCATATCTGAATTTAAGCATGGTAAAAATTTAGAGATAGCTCCAGATAATAAAGGAGTACTAGCTCAGATAATGGATAATGTAAATATAGAGAGTTTTACTGAGTACCTGGATAATGTAGTATCTGGATGGAATGCTAATCTAAATATAGAGATACCATTTCAGTATAAAGCATGTGATAGTAATAATATTACTATAGATTCTGATTCTCAGTTTGTAATAAATAATGCTAAGATCTGTACTAAGTTTATAAATAATCCTCTAAGGCCTGGATTTGTAGATACTGATACTCCTTAAATAGAGCAAGGTAAGCGAGCAGAGATTCACTAGGTAAGATTTAAAAAAACTGAGCAAGTAAAATGAGCTATATAAAGAATGATATATATAAAGGATAAAAAATGAGTAAGAGTAAGTTAATAAATACAGAGAGAGAATTTAAGATATTTGCTGATAAGGTAATTAGGAAAGCTCAGGAGATATTAGCTAAGAGAAAGAACGCAAAGAGGAGGAGTAAGGCTGGTAATGGATATGTAAGTAATACTAAAAGTAAAACTCTATCAGACTCTTTAAAATACAATCTTAAGATGTATGGATCAGGATCTTTAGAATTAGGATTTGAAGCAGCAGATCATTTTAGCTATGTAGAGTATGGTAGGAAGCCAGGGAAGCAACCTCCATCTGGTAAAATAGCTGCCTGGATTAAGATAAAGCCAGTAAAAATAAGAGATTATAAAACGGGGCAATTTATAGCTAAGAATAAAACTAGTATAAATAATGCTGCTTATCTAATAGCTAGGAGTATTGGGCAGTATGGTATAGAGCCTACTTACTTTTTTAGAGATGCTTTTAAGATGAGCTTTAAGAGCATAGATAAAAAGATAGCTAAAGCGTACGCCTCAGATATGAGTAAATTTTTAAAAACAACTTTAAAAGATAATATAAAATGAGCATGATAATAGAACAGATACCCGCTTTTAGAGGTATGCCTGCAGGTACAGACTGGATATTTACAGTATCATCTACTAATGTAGCTGGTAATTATAAGTATAAATTTATAGTAGATTTACAGATTAGTAAAGGGAGTAGCACTACAAATACTATTAGATTAAAATTCTCTCCTAATGCTTTAGGAGTAGGTATAATAAATCTATCTGATATATTATCTGATTATGTAAATTTTGATTATCTAGCTTATTATAATGGTACTTATGATTCTGAGTTTAAAAATACTGCAGCATCTGCTAGTAATAGAGTACCGATACATCTAATAGATAAAATATCCTTAACCTTAGATGGTAATAATAATGTGAATTTTTCTTTTGGAGAGGAATATTCTACTACAGCTACTGGAGCACCTACTATATATGAGGCTGTAATAGCTACTAATACCTGGCAAAATTATAATGGAGTATCTCATAATAATGAGCAAGAATTTACATCAGGTAATTACGGTATAAATCCTGCATCATGGAAAGGTAAAAACTTTGTATTAGATGGTACTACTGGCACCGCTCTTACTAATGCTCCTGCTCTATCTCAGTATATAGGAGATAATGAGTATGCTACT